TGCATTGAGTCCGACAATTAGACACTCAGTATCTGTTATGCCGGCCCAATTTGCATTTGCAGCGCAAATGCGGTCGGTAACCACCTGTACGCATATGTCACGATCACTCGGATCATATGGGTAGGGACTAGATGTTTCGAGCTTGTACATCTCGTCGGCGGTCGCCTGCTGCAGGGACGTCTTGAGTCCAAAGATGCGCTTTAGCGCCCTGCAGTATTCCCCCACGACTGGGGTATGGGCATCGGTTACCAAGTAGCCCTCAACTTTATTTGCTAGCCCGACGGCAACGCTCTTGTTCACGACGACGGGAATTCGAGCGATGGCACGGACCGGTTCGCAAATTGAGGTGAGGGTGTACAAAGGATTCACGTACACACGGGACAGCATCACAACTGGTTTGCCTTTCGCCGTCGGTTCCGCGACTTTGATGATCATGCCTAAGTCGCTGGCCGCGGTTTTCAGATCAAACTTCGCGTTGGCGAGCCCGTCGTCACCAAAGATGACGCCGATGGACTCGAATGCTGCCGTGGGGATCAGGCCAGCGTTGCGTGCTGCGGCGTACTGTGTGAATGCGCCAGACCAGCAATTGCAATCGGTGGTGTCCGATTTGCCGCTCAAATTCATGAACCCGGACGCGAATTTCAGACGCTTCCGTAGTTCGGCGAAGAGTGGCAGCTTGATCACGCGTTCCGTGTTGCGAGACAATGCTGCATCAATTGCGGCGTGGTGTTCCTTTGAGTAACCAGAGCGAACGTGGTGGCCATATTGTGCGACGTTGAAGCGTCCGTGCGTGCCGTCCATCTTGCTGAAGTCAGTATCGCAAGTGGGACCGTCGACCGACTTCACGAAGTTTGTCACCGCCTTAGCAGTGTCCTCCGGGGTTAAGCCAACGATGTACGGTGTCTTGACGCATGCGTCGCCATTGATCCTCCTTATGGCATTGGCCTTGTGCCAGTCTTTGAGTGGGAAGGTGTATTGCGCGGTTAGGATGAGTGTCTCGACCTCGACCGGGAAAATGAGCCGGGAGGGAGATTTCTTCTTAAGCGCGCCTTCAGTGACTTCCTTTTTCAAGAATGCCATAACGGCTTCAAGCTCTTCAGGCTGGAGGCGTAACTCATTGGCAACGTACCGGCGCATCTTGGCCGGTGTGTTGGCAAGGCGAGTGATTGCCTCTTCACGAGTAAGTGGAACGAGCTTCTGCTCAGTTGCTGGGAACATCATTGAATTGAATTCCTTGGCATAGTCCACGTATTTCTCGGGCACTTTGGCCACGTTCTTCACGTCAGTGACACGCTCCTTTACCGCAGCTGCCGCGTTGTCTGCATGTGCAGTGGCTGCGGCGGCCGGAGTGATGAGAGGTGGGGCTGCTAAGCTAGCAAACGGGGTCCCGGGGTCAGTAATGGAACCGCGTGTGAAGTTTACGGGATCACTGATTTCGGCGGGCGCGCGTGCGGCTTGGGCTAGGATGTATTTCTGACCGTCAGTCAGGCGTTCACCGCAGTTTTCTGCCACACAGGCGATTCCGCCAACACCAGGCGTCTGTGTCACTTCGAGATGGTATTGGATAGCATCCCAAGTCGACTGTTTGACAGTGACTTCGGCCGCATCTGCAGTATGCAGGCGGGTGCTTACCATGACATCGAGGGTGACAGGATCAACCGATCTTAGCTGCACGATTGTGTCGTTGGACGTGACGCCGACGCGCTTCAGCTCGGGAAATTCAAAGCCAAAAAGCGACAGCAGTCGTGGTGGGATACGGCACCGATACGCTGGGGCGAGGGCGACGATAGCACGGTTGGCCGGGCCAGGAATCACGTGGACATGGTACATGTCAAAAGAGAACCAGTGCTTATACGCAACGAGGTCGGTACCGAAATCCCATACGAGATGTCGATAAATTGCCCCGCCGCACACGTGTTCATTGTAATTCCCGTCCGGTGCGATATACCAGTACGAATCTTTGCCCCGGCCAGCAGCTGTCTTGGGTAAGACAGTATACAGGCATTTCGGGCCGTATTCCCTGAACAATTCGTCATTCGTGAGGTGGAAATCAACGTCTACATACACATCCAACGCGTCGGTAGGACGGTTGTCAAGCCGGGGTTCCTGCTGGAGATCGGCAAGAGTGTAGTAGGCGCGCTCACCTATGGCACCACGGTTAATCTCGCGCGTCGACGTGCTCCGGGAATAGGGTCGGAGGAGTGCTGACCGCGCAATAGCCATGATGGTGTCGATTCCCTCAAGCCGAGTGAGTTGGGCGAGGGGGTGCGAATGATTTTGAGAAGGTTTGCTCAGGGATTGCTGCCAGGTTGCGTTGCGTACTGCATTAAGCGTCTTCCTGTTCTCACGAACGATGAAAAGGTTCATCACACGGGTGAGAAAGTGACGGCGTGAATGCGCGCACACAAACATGCGCATGAAGTGCCAGACTCCGCGGAACAGACGGGCGAAAAACTTCCGTCGGATTGTGGGATTTCTGGCTTTCACGACCATGTCGTGTACGTACACAGCGGACCTGAGAGCTGAAGCTTGTTGGGCCAACCAACGCAAACGCGAATCTATGATGAGTTTCGCGATAGCGATGGTGCCCGCTTCCGGGGGCCGCGTAGCGGCCCCAACCCCCAGCGTAGCTGGGAGCACTAGAGACATGCAAATGTCCCGGCGTGATTTTGCGAATGATTTTGAGAAGGTTTGCTCAGGGATTGCTGCCAGGTTGCGTTGCGTACTGCATTAAGCGTC